CCAAATTTCAAACGCCCACAGTGGAATTCTCTTGTCGAATTTTGAATAGTCAACATCGAATCCCTCGTCTCCAACTGCTGCAAGTTGTTCATACAGCATGCCTGATTCAGTGTAAACGTTAATTCCCGTGGTGTGGTGTTGATGGGGTTCAAACCTGGTCTTCATCGCCACGACTTGCAGAAAGCCGAGGTATTTCTTTTGTGCCATGAACATTGGCATGCTCTCGTTGAGAAACATACGAGAGTTGCCCTGCTCGACTTTTCGGAGTGGTAGGCATTCCACCTTGAGATTCGCCTCAATGATCCGGAAGGCTTGGTTGCCCGTTTCCCAGATCGAGAGGATCCTGTTGTAAGAACTTTTGAGTTCTTGAGATTCTGGAGTTTCGTCAAAGACCCAATGTTTCTTCTCTCCATCGGGAGAGGTGTTTTTAAGCAGGTCAGCTTTCGTCCTGACGTTCTTCTTCCGGTTAAAGGGATAACCAGGGGAAGTGTCTCCCCTAATCGGTCCCAAATATCCTGCATATTTTGAGCCGTCATCAATTCCGTTCAAGACTTCGTCATCATTTAAGGGCCTCCATTCCGCCATATCGGGGATGAGCGACCACTGATGAATCAAAGTCGTGACGACTTGATTGCGGAGCGTGTCTGAGATTTCTGGTTGCTCTCCACTGATAAAGCGGAGTTGTTTGGCGCCTAGGCTGGGCTTTCCTCGGTCGTCTTTTGGGAGTTCTTCAAGGTGTTCAGGTAGTATTCTCTTGTCCGTGTATGATACCGGGGCTGGTCCTTGGTCGTTGGGGAACACATGTTCAATGTGTTCAGAGACCTTAGACTGTGATACCGGGTTTTTGCGATTCCAAGAGGGGGTGTAGCTTTTCCTGTGAAATCCAAGATGTGTCAATCTTGGGGTGTCGGGGAAATCATAACCGTTGCTGTCCTCAAGTTCGTTGAAAATCTCCAATTCGCTGGAACATCCAAGAATGGATATATCCCCGATGGAAACTTCCTGGAGCTTGGGTTTTGCGGATACGATTGGGTCTGCCTCTGTATGTGTGCAGAGGACTTTCAGATCTTCTTGTGAGAGTGTTGCTGCAATTCCCGTGCCTAGTTTGACTGAGCCCACATGGATGCCTAACACCATCTCTCTTTGTTTGTCGAGAGGGTGAGGGGCAAAATAGACTTGTCCGCAGTCTCCTTTCTCGCTGTATCTGGTGACACTGGTGTGACGTGTAGCCGCGATCTTTTCATATGCCTCCCAGTCAGGGTCCGACACAGTTCCCACTCCTCCCGTATGGAGATATCTCCATCCAAGGGAAGTGAGCTGAACTGTAGAGTTCGGTGTGTAGAACAAACATGTATCGGGAATGTGCATCTGGTTGGCCTTGATGAAGTATGGTTCCAGATTCGTTCCTTTTGGGAACTTCTTGTCTTCGATGTGAAGTGACATCAGATCTCTTCCTTGTAACTTGTACTTGGGTTGAGCTTCGAATGTGACGTTGACTCCGTTGATTTCCTTTGTGACGAAAATGCGAGAGTCTTCCTTGACTATGTGGGATGGGGCGACAATCCAATCGTCACGGGTGTTAATCCCGTAACATTTCCTTTCCAGTCCGTTGGCTATCGATGACACTTTGACTTGAGCCTTCTGAAATTTCTCTACAATTATTTTTGCAGATGAGTTCAGCTGGGTCGAGTCACGAACGTCTTCGATG